ATGAAGATACCTACACCACGTAAAAGGGGTGAGACATACACAATAACAGTATCTCACCAAGGAAAGCGCTATTATTGCACTCGTGATACTGCAAAAGAATGTGAACAATGGGCTGCTCTCAAACTGCTAGAGTTAAAGGCTCAGAAAAAAATTGAATCTGGTGAAGAAAAACCTAAGTTTCTATTCCGTGATTTGAATAATAAATATTATCAGGAAGTAGGATTGCTAAATCCATCCAAATCTTCAAGGGAATGGATTAAAGGTCAATATAAGAATTTTGAAATAAAATTCGGCGCACTTGCTCAAAAATCCATATATGACATTACTCCAAAAGATTTAACTAATTGGCGTAATCGACGTATGACGGAAGTTGGTGCAAACACAGTCTTAAAAGAAATTTCTCATTACAGTGCGATGTTTACTTATGCACATAAAGAGCTTTTTTTAATTAATGAAAATCCTTGGATGCAAATTACAAAGCCAAAAAAACCAAAGGCACGTGATAGGCGTATTCATCCTTCTGAAATAGATTTAGTTTTAAAAGTTTTAGAATATGAAAGGGGTACTACTCCAGTCTTGTCGGAGCATTATGTAGCATGGGGTTTCTTATTTGCGATTGAGACTGCAATGCGAAAAAGTGAAATTCTATCTATGCAAAAAAATGAAATTTATGATGGTCATGTTCATATTCCAGCCTCAAAAAATGGTGAAGCTAGAAATGTACCGTTATCTGAAGAGGCTAAGGCACTCCTTGATTTGATAAAACATGATGGAAGAAAAGTAATCCCTCAGTCTCTAAATGCCTTCCGACTTATGTGGGAAAGACGGAAAATACTTATAGGTCTTAATGATCTTCATTTCCACGACACTCGCCATGAAGCAATTACACGTATGGTAAGAATTAGAAAGATGCCAGTAGAAGTTTTAGCGAAAATTACAGGACATAAGAAAATAGATGTATTGGTTAATACCTATTATAACCCTGACGCAAATGATTTGATTGAAGCATTCAATGGATAAAACTAAGCCCGCATAAAGCGGGCATATAATTAATTCTTTCTCTTTGGTCCTCGTCGGACCTTTTGATTTTTTAATATTGCATCGGCTGCGTCTGGATCGTACAAATGTTTGCCGTTAGTGCCTTGGTTGATCGAAATGCATTTCGTGCGAATGGTTTCATCTGATAGGCCATATTTAGCAACCAGTTCGGCCACAGATACCAATTTACGCTTTTCAAGCTTCAGGGCGGTTACTGTACCGCCTAGAAGCATTTGACCGAGAACGATTTGAGGTGCTGAATCTGCTTCAATCGTTACGATAAATTCAGGCATCATTCCCTCCGCTTTTTAATAAACTTTTGAATAGTTCCCTTGCTTTATCAGTTATAAAATAACGGTATTCTGAACGTGGATTACCTACATATCGTAAATATCCTTCATCAACAAGTTCAGATAAATAACGTTGTGCAGAACGACGCGATAAGTTTGGCAAGGCAGTTTTATTTATTTCTGATCTTGTTGCGACATTTAAAGTGTTTACAGCTTTTATCACAGCCATAAAGCGTATAAAAATTTCAATATGTGCAGGGTTCACTAAATTACTCATGCTCCCTCCCTGGTTTTTTGCCATACTTCAGCAGGGATAATTGAATCTTCAAAACATGGCTTATTGTGAAGACTAAGAGAAAGCAACAAATCCTCTTGCTGTTCTGGATCGGCCACAATAATTTGTGTAGCTGAATGCCCGGTATAGTGAATCGAAAAACGTTGTGAACCATCATTAAGATCAGTGACCATGACATTTGTCACTAAATCAAGATTAATAAAATGCTGAAAATTAAGATTATCTTTGACATATAACATTAGATTTTCTCCAAGCAACTTACTAAGAGATAGCCCGCCAATAACAGGCCAATTATTGAAAAACCAGCTAGCTTTTCCATTACACAGCCTCCGCTTTTTTTGCTTCAGCAATTTGTTTTTTCTTTAGTTCGCGTAATTTTTTTTGACCAGCAATCAAGTCATCAAGGATTTTTTGCCAAAAAGAAGGAGCGAGTGAGTCATATATAAAAGGCTGTGTATAGCACTTCAAAATGTTGGTTTGGTTAGAGCAATTTTCATTACTTCCACCAATAAAGACATAAAGATCAATGCCATTAACAAAGCCATGAATCTCACAACTAATTTGAAAATCGATAGAATTTAAAACAACTGCATCTTTTGCAATTTTGAGAACCTGAGCCTGAATCTGTTTTTTTAAGCGATCAATTTCTTTAAATTCGTCAAAAGTTGGAAAGCTCATACTGTTCTGCCTCCATGAATTGTCGAGATAAGTTCGCGTTGCGCTTCTTGTAAGCGTGCGACTAATTGACTTACGGATTTTCCAAACGGAACAACGATTGCTACGGTGCGCTTTTCCCAATCTCTTTTTGCGTGCTGATAACCGCCGAAATAAACATAAACACGTACTTCTTCAGTGTGGTTATAAAGTTTGAAATTGATCTGTAGACCAGGCTTTGAAAGCATGAAGCAGCTACCCGCTAACTTCATGATTTCTTGTTGAACTTGTGGTGAGTTTTGAATCATATTGAAGCCTCCTTAGCCTTTGCTAGCTCAGCTTTGAGAGCATCAATATCAGCATTTTTTAACTTGGCACATTCAACCCAAGACATGAGGCAGGAAGTAACATGTTCAGCATGTTCCATGATCGCTTCATCATCTTCAGAATCATTGTTATGACCGAATGCATCCCAATCGGTTTGATATGAACCATTACCGTCGGTGCATTCATCCCATTTTAAAAAGCTAAGATCACCACCATTTTCAACAAAGTTTTTTTCAAAAAGAGGGCGTTCAATTGATAAGAAGGTGTTGTATTCTTTTGCCCATAAAGCAACGACATCACCATTACTATTTTCAAAAATAGAGACTAAGAACCAATCACGGTCATGATCTGGTTTTGATGGATTCCAATCGGCAATTGCTGATTGGTCATCTTTTTCGAAATAACGAATAGTTAATTCTTCAGGGGCATCTGTTTCAAAGTAAACACGGTCAGTCGTTACATTGAAGTAAACGTGTACACGTGTAATTTCTTCATCGGAAAGATATTCATTCTGATTAAAGTGGGTTTCAAAGTAATTTTTCCATTCTGGATGGTTCCAGAAGCCAAATTTATTACGAACAACTTCAGCGGCTTTTAATTGTTGAATTTGCATTGCTTAAGCCTCCAAAACCGAACCGTGAAAAGCAGAACTTAGTTCTTCAGTCCATTTAACCTTTTCAACAAGATTAATAAATTCAAGGTTGTAAGCTGAATCAATGAATGCATTAGCCTGGGCAATTGCAATAACGAGTTCATTGCCATTGGAGGCTTTTGAAATGTTGGAAATAGCGCATTTGATTTGATCAATCGATCTTTCACGGTAGAAATCAAAATCACGCTTTGGCTGGGCAAAATCTGAGGCGAATAGACGAGCATCAACGATGATGTCGAATTGGTCTTTTGATGAGGTTTGTTTTTTCATGCAATCACCTAAGTAAAGTTAGTTTGTATAAATAAACTAACTTTACTTAGTTATTTGGTCAAGCATTAAATTAATTAAAATTAGTTTTTAATATGGTTTCCTTTGAAATTTAAATAAATTTTAATTAGGAAATAAAAAAGCCCAACAAGGTGGGCTTGAAAATAATGTAATTTACAGAAATTTTTTACTTGGAGTAAATTTACCAGTGTATTTTCCACGGTAAATTGCATCTTCTTTTAATGGAATAATATTGGGGTGAAAGTTTTTGTTTAGAGCTTGTAAATATAGTCTTTTACCATCTCTTACCAATGCTTTGAAGGTTGCCTCATCATCTTGAAAAACAACAATCATTTCACCAGTTTGTACATACTCCAAAGGGACATCGGGATCGATACAAATAAAATCACCATTATTAAATTCTGGAGAATTGCTTACACCTTGGGCAATAAGATAAAAGCTATTTTTTCCAGTATCTGGGGGAGCTGGAAGCCATTGTTCAATTTCGTGTGGTGAGATTGAGCGAACATTAGTCATCGATCCGCATTGTATGTATGTCAAAACAGGTAACATCCTTGTAATAGGTCTAAAGTCCTTTACTGTATCAGAAGTATCTGATTTCCCATACATAATATAGTCAATAGTCGTATCTAATGCAGTAGCAATAATTTGAAGGCTTTCAAGTTTTGGGACATTAACATCTTTTTCCCAAAGTGTGACTGCTGCATCAGATACCCCTGCAATCTTAGCAAGTTCTTTTTGCGTTAGTTTTTTATCCTTACGCAATTTCTTAATTCTAATGCCGATAGTGCTCAAAGTTTAAGCCTCTTAGAAAACTAACTTATCTTAGCTATTGACCACCAAAGTAAACTCGTATTAAATAAAAACTAATTAAAGTTAGTTTTGGAGTAATCATGACTAGAGATGAAGCTATAAAGTTACTAGATTGCCAGTTATGTGAAATGGCAGATAAGTTAAAAATCACCACTGCTGCTGTTGCAAAGTGGAATAAAAACAAAATTCCAGCTTTCCGTGAGTATCAGATTAGAGAGCTGGCAGCAGGCCGAACACCAATAGGCTTATCGTCCGAAGGGCCAAATTTATCTCATGCAAATAACTAAAAAAATGAATGAAATAGGAGATTTTAAACATGGTTTTAACTTTAACTGAACGTCGTGAAAAAACGGTTATGTCATTAGAGCAAGCTTTAAAAGCTGCTGTATATCGTCCTGGAGATGACTACCTAATGGCGAAAATTGCTGAAAATAACGGTTGGAATATCAATACTTTCCGTAGTTCTTTAAATCCTACAACGCCAACACATAAGGCAAATATTTATCACTTTGAAGCTATTCTGTCTGAAACAAAAGACCCAAGAATAATGGACTCTGTTTGTGCAACACACGGCAACGCTGCATGGTTTGAGTTGCCGAAAACTGAAAATTTAACTCAAGCCGATTTTGTTATGAAAATTGGTAAGTTAGCACAAGAGCAGGGTGATTTATCTCAATCAGTGGCAACTGCAATTGGTGACGGTGTTATTAGTGCCGATGAACTTGCTGTTATCCGTAAAGATGCTTTTGAACTCATTCGTGTTGTTTCAACAATTTTAGCAATGGCGGAAGAGCAACATAGAGGTGAGCATGGCTAGACCTAAAAAAGGGCTTGATTTGAAAATCGTTAAAGAAAAGACCTTTAATCAATGGGATGCGATTTACCCTCAATTTGGCATTACCATGCCGCCAAAGAAAAGACATTCTTCATGTCCATCATGTGGAGGAGAAGATCGTTTTTATTACGATGATAAGCAGGGTTTTGGTGATTTTTTCTGTAATAACTGTGGTGCTGGAGACGGTATTGCTTTAATTGGTCGTGTAACTAATTTGGCTTTACCAGAAATCATAAAAGAACTGGCAGCAATCGTTGGTATTTCTGAAGAAACTGTTGTAACCGAAGCAGATCGTGAGCGCTGGAGAAAAGAGGCAGCGTTACGTAAACGCATGCATGATGAAGAACTTGAAAAAATTCAAAAAAATGCTGCAAAAAAAGCTTTACGAATGTGGAATAACACCCATCAAGGTGAAGAAGAAAACTGCATTTATTTGAAAAATAAACAGGTCAAAATATTTGATTGCCAGGTGAATTTTGATGGTGATTTAATTGTCCCTTTGTTTAACGAAAAACGCGAATTATGGAACCTACAATACATTAAAGCTGATGGTTCTAAGAAATTTTTACCAGGTGGACGTAAGAAAGGCTGTTTTCATATTATTGGAACTATTGATCTAGCCGATCCTGTAATTTGTATAGCAGAGGGTTATGCAACAGCAGCATCAATCCACATGGCAACGAACTTACCTGTCGTAGTAGCTTTTGATGCAGGTAATTTACCTCCAGTGGGCCAAGCAATTAGATCAATAGAGCCAAATGCACGAATGCTTTATTGTGCAGACGACGATAGTGCAAAAGAAGATACTGGCCGAAAAATGGCTAATGAAGCTGTTGCTGTGACAGGCGGTATGGTTATTGTGCCTACATTCAAACAGGAAGATGGTACAAGTAAAGAATCTCCAGAGCCGACACAGCAACAAGCATTAACTGACTTTAATGATCTTCACGTGAACTTTGGTTTAGAAGCGGTCAAGGGACAGATCGAAAGAGCCTTGGCTTCTTTCGCATCTTTCCCCGCACCCCTTTCCCCAACAGACCACAAAAATGAGGGTCAAAATCGGGGAATTTCATCTAATCAAACTGCTTCACCAGATTGTGTGGCAGAAAATGGGGGTTCCAAGGGGGAGGAAGGTGTATACACCCTTAATCTTGAATCATGTCTAGGTCGGTTTTGTCAGATTGAGGGTGAATCTAAATATTGGGATATGCATAGAAAGGTTCAGATTAAAAAAACAGCTTTCCAAGATATGTTGGGTAAAGGATTATTTGCTGAATGGTCGAATCACCCCAAACGTAAACTTATTGATAGTAACTCTGTTAAGAATATCTTAAATAAAGATATGGACCGACTTGAGCAGAATATGAGTGAAAGATTCATTATGCTTGAAGGTACAAAAGAATCATGGGATGTGAAGAGAAGACGCACCGTCCGCAATGATACGATCAAGGATAACTTTCGTTCTGGTTATGAGGTTTGGATTAAGTCTGAAAATAAAAAAATGATTTGGTTTGAAGACCTTGTATTCAATCCGACCATGAACGTAAAGCCTGGTCAAATTAATATGTTTGATGGTTTGCCGATTGCACCAATGCTTAATGATGTTGATCAGATGATCCCAATTAAGAGTGCAACTGAATTATGCCAGCCAATTATTAAATTACTTCATCACACTTGTAATTATGACAAGGTGGTAGTGGATTGGATTTTAAAGTGGTTAGCTTATCCATTGCAAAATCAAGGCTCTAAAATGGCTACATCTATTCTAATGCATGGCGAAATTCAGGGGGCGGGTAAGTCATTATTCTTTGGCAAGGTTATGCGAGAAATTTATGGTAAATATTGTGTGACTCTTGGTCAAAATGGACTTGAATCAATATATACAGATTGGGCTGAACAAAAACTTTATTGCATCTTTGAAGAAATTTTTAACAATAAATCTAAATACGGCATGATGGGCTTAATTAAGCACATGATTACTGGTGAAACAATTCGTATTGAGAAAAAGTTCATGAGTGGTTATGAGCAATCAAACCATATCAACTGTGTGTTTTTATCAAACGATACTCAACCATTGCCTTTAGAGGAAAAGGACCGTCGTTTCCTTGTGGTGAAGCCGTGTGGAAAACTGGATGATGAGCTAAAGAACGAGGTGCTTCAGTGTATTGATAGTACTGGAATTGATGCATTTTATACTTTTCTTTTACAGCTACCTTTAGATGGGTTTACTACTCATACTGAACCACCTTTTACGGATGCAAAACGGGACATTATTCAATATGGTCTTCCTTCTTGGAAGTTGTTTTACCAGAAATGGAGTTCAGGTGAGCTTGAGTATCCCTTTTGTTGCTGCTTATCAACCGATCTCTACAAGGCTTATATGAATTGGTGTAGGCATTCTACCGAAAAGCCATTACCTGAAAATAAGTTTTCATTTCAGATTGCAACCATTCCTGGTGTATCCAAAAGGCTTGGCCGTTATAGAGAGCAGGGCACTGGGTATAACGTAGTTAAACCAGAGAAGCAAAAAACAGTAATTTTTGTACGTGATCATGACCCTCAGTCAAATGAAACACTAGTTGATTGGCTGACTTCACAAATACATGACTTTAGTGCTAAAGTACACGGAGATGTCCCAAATGTCATACAACACGCACAATAATATTGACATCGCCCAGTACGGTCATTCTGACATGTTAAGGGTGTTAAGGGCTATGTTAAGGGTATTCATAAGCACCCTTAACACCATCAAAACCAATCATACCAATGCTTACAGCCTTAATGTTAAGGGTGTTAAGGGTTTCGCATGCGCGCGCATACGCGTGATAAATATTTGCATGAATAAATTAGTTATTAAATTAATTAATAAAAATTCACTCGTGCGTGAGAAAAATACCCTTAACACCATTCACACCCTTCACAAGCATTACCAACTAAGAGTTTTATACTTTTATACCCTTAACAATACTCTTAACACCCTTAACATTGTGTAATGGAATAGGTGCAGAATGGAAAAATATTTACGTTTACTAAATCCTAAAACTACCAACTATGAAGCAATCCCTTCGGGTAATCATGGTGCATTGACTGCTGCTGATATCTGCATTGCTATGAGCTATGCGAAATTAACCCCGCTGCAAGATAATTTATTTCGTTTGAAGTATCTCGGTGCAAACAACATCGACAACGTTGAGTTGTTTAGTAAGTTGCTACTAACAAAGTATCAAGACAAATTTATTCAGGCAGGTGTGAATATGATCTATCATTTGCCAATTCTTCGCGTTGCCTTGGTTGAGTTTTGTTTGGTATCTGCTGATTACAAACCTACTGAACGCAATCGTGAAATCATTTCAGGTTTTAGTGATACCACTGTACGCAACCACATGAAACGTCACATTGATAATGTGTTAACTGATCTAAAAGAAGCATGTGAACTTGGTGAAGAAAAGATTTTTTGGCAGATCAATAAAACTAATTAAAATTAGTTATTGACACAAAAGCAAAGTTAAGTTAGTTTTTCACACAATGGATAACTGTATTAAACGCTGTAGTTTTCCTTCAGAGCTGAAAAGCTCTCTTTCAAAGCCCGCATGACTTCCTTGGACATGCGGGCTTCTTTTTTTGAGATTTGGAACCATGACCAGCCGTCCACCACAAAGAGCTAAGCGCCCATGTCTTGTGGGCAGTTGTAAAGATTTTGCATCGAACAAAGGTTACTGTGACCAGCATCAAGACCGCATCAAACAAAAAGATCGAGAGCGGGGCACAGCACACCAGCGCGGCTATGATGCTCGTTGGGAAAAAGAAAGAACAAAATTCTTAGATGAGAACCCGCTGTGTGCGGACCATCGCAAGCGTGGACTGATTGAAGCCGCCACGGTTGTTGACCATATCCGACCACACAAAGGTGATAAGGTTTTGTTTTGGGATAAGAATAATTGGCAACCGCTTTGCAAGTCATGCCATGACCGCAAAACAGCTACTGAAGACAAAGGCAGTTGGTCGCCAGTTCAATCAACTAGCAAAGCAAATCGAGAAAGTGAGAATGAGTTTAAGACTGGTGACTTTGTTTCACCTGCAACTGGTTATGCAATTGATTCACTAGATTGCAAATTCACTGATCGATTCATGATTACTGCAACATCATCAAACATGGTTGAAGTCAGTGATGCAGATGGCTTTGTACATCGCTTGCATCATTCACACTTCAAGGCGGTGCCTGCATGAGTTGCGAACGAGAAGTTATATTGCTTGGTGATCCGGTTGTATATCGTGATGACTTGAAAGGATTCGAAGAACTTGGTGTTGTTGTCGAAGCTGGCTCATGTCTCAAAGTCTTATGGAATGGTGAAGATCATCCACGATCTGAAATACAAGAACGATTACGCGGTGCTCGACTTGATGAAGTCGATGCAGGTTGTCGAGTGATTCGGGAAAAATTTTGAAAAAATAGGGGATAGGGGGTCAAAAGTCGAAAAGGCTCTCTCAGAAAAGACCGCCCCCCCATGAAATTTTTATGTGGTCAAAAGTCCATAGGGGGGTATACCTCTAATATTTAATCAGTTTTAAATTTTTTGGAGGTTCATATGTCAAATATGGGAAGACCGCCCAAGTCATTGCAAGAAAAGAATCTAAGTGGTGCTCGCATTCGAAAAGATCGGGACGGTGATGCGCAAGAGGTTAATGCATCTGTTGCTTTGGGCATGCCTCCATGCCCTCGTTGGGTAAAAGGGGGCGCAAAAAAACATTGGGATACTTTGGGGCCTGTTTTAGTTCAGGCGGGTCTGCTTTCAGTTGTAGACGGTGATGTTTTTGGTTTGCATTGCGACAATATGGCTGCTTATGAAAAGGCCCTTGAAAAGCTGGAAGAAATAACTTCATGGGTGACGACAACGCCAAATGGTTTTGAAGTCCAAGCAGCTTGGTTACAGGTGCGTAATAAACTGCAAGAACAAATTATTAAAACTGCGGCTGAATTTGGCTTAACGCCAAGAGCACGGTCGAGTGTCAAAGTTAATAAACAACAGCAATTAGATTTATTAGGTGCTGATGCTGGTCAGAAAGAAGAAAATGACCCTTATGTAGGTTTTAACATTCGTTCAAGTTAGTGAGTTTTTATGCGCGATTATTTCAAAATCGCACTTCAGTATTGCCATGACGTGCGCTCTGGAGTGCGTACTGCTGGGCAGCTTGAAAAATTTGCTGTTAAACGTTTCTTAAATGACTTAAATCGTTCAGGTATTCCTTTAGGTTCGGGTGATGAAGAGTTAGAAAATTTACTTACATCATTAAAAATTGGTTCCAAGCCACCTGATATAAATTTTGAATTTCGATTTGATGTAGAGCGCGCACAACATGCGTGCTTTTTTATTGAAACTTGCCCGCATGTTGAAGGCGAATTAGCCCGCTTAAAACGTGATGGAACACGACACTTATTAGTAATGTCGCCTTGGCAGGTTTTTGTCACAGTCAATATTTTTGGGTGGGTGAATTATGAAGGTTTACGTCGCTTCACATACGTCTACCTGGAAGTCGCTAAGAAAAATGGCAAAACCACATGGCTGGCGGCTGTTGGTTTGTACATGGGATTCATTGACGGTGAACCCGGTTCAAATGTATATGCTGCCGCGACTACTAGAGACCAAGCCAACATTTTGTTTGGCGCGGCAAAAACAATGGTTGCTTATTCGCCAAAGATGCAAGAGCGCTTTGGTATCACTAAGCAAGAGTATTCGATTTTCCAAACGACAACGAACTCGTCGTTTAAAGCGCTTTCACAGGATCGGGACGGGTCAAAAGACGGTTTTAACGTTCACTGTGGTTTGATTGATGAATTACATGCTCATAAAGATTCTGGCATGTATGACATTGTGTCAAATGGTATTGCATCTCGTGCACAACCATTACTTTTTGCGATTACAACCGCTGGAAAAGATACAACATCAGTTTGTTATCGTGAAAGAAAAATTGTTGTAGCAATTCTGAAAGGTGAAGCAACGCACGAACGTTATTTCGGGATGATCTTTTGCTTAGATAAAGGTGATGACTGGAAAGACCCTAAAAACTGGCCTAAAGCCAATCCCAACTATGGAATTTCGGTTAAACCTGAATATCTGCAAGGGATGGCCGATAAATGCAAGATTTCTCCTTCAAATGAGGCGATTTTTCGCCAAAAACATCTAAATGAATGGGTTGGAGCGGTTGATGGCTGGCTTGCTGAATCTCATGTCACAAATTGCGAGGTTGAAGTTTCCTTTAAGGAATTTAAGGGAGTTGTCGGGTTTGGTGGTTATGACTTGGCAAGTCGATTAGACCTTGCAGCGTGGACCGAGATGCGGCCCCGTTTTGAAGATGGAAAAATTATTTGGTACGTATTTGCTCATAGCTACATCAATGAAAGGGTGATGGAGTCAACTGAAGCAATTAATGGAGAGATGCGGCCAGATGATTACCCTGTTTGGCGTGATGATGGATGGCTGATTGAAACACCAGGTGCATCAACTGATTTTAACCGTATCAAAGAAGATATTTTAGCGCATCATCTTGATTATCCATTCTATGAGGTTGGTCACGACCCGTATCATGCGGAGCAAGTGACCGCTGATCTCCTTGATGCTGGTTTGAATGTAATAGAGGTTCCGCAAAGAACTGAATTTTTAAACCCTGCAATGCGTTGGATTGAAGTTTTAATAGCAGAAAATCGTATCCGTTTTTGCGGTGATCCAGTTTTGAAGTGGTGCATTCTCAATGTGGTTGTTAAAGAGGATGCTAAAGAGTGTATTTTCCCGCGGAAAATATCACGCGCCAAAAAGATTGATGCTGCTGTTGGGATGATAATTGCTGCTTCACGCGCAATGTATTGGGACAAGGAAGAGGTTTTTGAGCTTGTACCTGGTGAGGATTCACAATCCTTTGACGATTACATGAATAATTTTATGAGTTTCTCACGATGAATTTTTGGCAAAGTCTTGCTGGCTTTTTTGGGTTTGCGCCAGTTGATCCCGTGAAAGGGAGTCAGAACAATGTGGTCATGTCTCAAAATACGGCAAGACCAGTCACTTTCAATACCGCAATGACAGTGGGAGCAGTATTTGCGGCAACTCGACTTATTGCAGAAACAGTTTCAACTTTACCGTTGAATATGTATCAACTAAATTCGGATGGCTCTAGATTTCTTGTAAAAAACCATCCTTTAATTGATTTACTTTCTTATAGACCAAATTATCGTCAAACACGAATTGAATTTTTTGAAACTTTAATGCTTAACCTTGTTAGTGATGGGAATGCCTATTGTTATCGTGGCTATGCTGATGTTGCAAAGACACGTTTAGTTAGCTTGCAAGTAATTAATTCAGGTTCAATGAATCCTATTCTAAATGATGATGGGTCTATGTCTTATGAATGGCAAAAGAATCCAACTGAAAAAGTTCTTTTAACTGATAAAGATGTTTGGCATATCAAGCTTTTTGGAACTGGAGTAAAAGGCTTATCTCCTTTACAAGCTGCATCAAAATCTGTCGGTATGGCTTTGGCGGCAAGTGATCGTGCTAGTGATTTGATGGGTAAAGAAGCTCCAGCCGGAGGATTGTTTTTAAAAGAAGGCCGCTTTCCAAAAGAGGATCAAAGAAATACTTTACGCCAAGAAGTTAAGAAAATGATTAATGGGGATGAAATTCCTGTTTTTCCTGATGGAATGGATTTCAAAGAACTCAAAATGACCCCTGCGGAATTAGAGTTAATAACAACCATGAGATATGGGCTAGAAGATATAGCGCGTATTTATGGAGTCCCAAGTGTTCTTATTAATGATCAGTCTGCCTCTACTGTTTGGGGGAGCGGTATAGATTCATTAATTCAAGCTAGTTATAAGTTTAATTTTAGACCTTATTTAGAAAAAATTGAGCTGTCGATATTAGTTAATCTTTTGCCAAAGCAGGATTGGAAAAAGTACGAATTTGAATTTGACTTCGGTGCTTTGTTAAGAGCTAACGAGAAAGATCGAACTGATATTAATGCCAAAAAAATTCAAACAGGTCAAAAAACGCCTAATGAAATTCGTCTTGAAAATGGTGATGAACCAAAACCATTTGGAGATACGCTTTTTGTGCCTGCTAATATCCTGCCGATTGATAAATCGGGGCAAGTAAAGCCAACAAACAACAAAGAGGAAAACATCTAATGTCACGCAGAGAGCAGATGCCTACCGCGCCAGATTACAGTTTGCGTGGCAAGCTTACTAATAAATTTTCACCTGATGTTTTGAACCGTTGGAATCAGTCATTAAAGGCAGCAGATGATAACGCGGACAATACAATTGGTATTTATGATCCAATTGGATATGACTATTGGACTGATAGTGGAGTTACAGCTAAACGAATAAGTGCAGCGCTTCGATCAATGGGTTCAGAAGCAGATGTGGTTGTGAATATTAATTCACCTGGTGGTGATGTATTTGAAGGTTTAGCCATTTATAACTTGTTGCGTGCTCATAAAGGTAAAGTAACGGTTCGAGTAATAGGTTTGGCAGCCTCAGCCGCATCTTTTATAGCAATGGCTGCTGATGAAATTCAGATTGCACGAGCAGGATTTTTTATGATCCATAATGCTTGGACGGTTACATGGGGTAATCGTCATGATTTGCTTGATACTGCCGAGTTACTTGGTCAGATCGATGAAACGATTGCAGATATTTATCATATTCGGACAGGTTTAGATGCAACTGAGCTTGGAAAGATGATGGATGCTGAAAGTTGGATTAATGGGAAAAATTCAGTTGAAAAAGGTTTTGCAGATTCCCTCCTAGATTCTGATGTTTTACTTGAAAATACTGATGAAAATAGCCCATCGAATGAAGCAGCTAAAAAAATTGATATGCTTTTAGCTCAAGTTGGTGTGTCCCGAACTGATCGGCGTTCACTAATAAAAGATTTAAAAACGGGTACGCATAACGCTATCCATAAAGGTACGCAAAACGCTACTAATAATGAAGAGTTATCCACCTCGGATTTACTTGAACTTCAACAGATGGCTCGGAATTTAAACGAATCCGTCTAAATCCTATTTATCAATATAAATATCCGCATTTTGCGGATATTTTTTTTGGAGTCTTATATGACTGATCAAAATAAATCTGCTGCTGAAATCTTGGCAGATGTTAAAAAAGAGCTTAAAAACGCAACTGAAGGCTTTAATAGAAAAGCTGAAGAAGCTTTAAATGAAGCCAAAAAAACGGGCACACTTTCAAATGAAACCAAACAAGCTGTTGATGATTTGGCTTCTAAATTTAACGCTCTTGAAATTGCCAAAAATGATTTAGAAACTCGTTTAGGTGATGCTGAACAAAAATTTGCTCAGTTACCTTCACAGTCTAGTAATGGTAAAGCAACGATTAGTGATTTAATTATTGCTGATAGTAAAGCTCTTACTGATTTCCGTAATAATGTACAAGTGGGTATGCGTCATCGAATTAAAATTCAAGATGCATTAAAAGATTTAGGTGGCATTGTTGCACCGGATCGCTTGAGTGAAACGGTCGGATTGGATAAACGAAAATTAGTAATTCGTGACTTAATTGCTCCAGGCCGTACAAGTTCTAATGCGATTAGCTGGGTTCAGATTAGTGGATTTGATAATAAAGCCGCTCCAGTCGCTGAAGGGAAACAAAAGCCAGTCAGTGAAATGCAATATGAACCGAAACTCACACCAGTACAAACGATTGCTCATCTTTTTAAATTCTCAAAACAATCATTAGATGATTTGCCTCAGTTGGCTTCTGATTTTGAGTTAGAAATGAGCTATGGCTTGAAACTGGTTGAAGAGTATCAAATTCTATTTGGTGATGGTACTGGGGCAAACTTACACGGGATTATGCCTCAAGCAACTGTTTTTGATAATTTGTTGGATTATAAAAACCCAACCAAAATTGATATTCTGCGTTTAGCTATGCTGCAAGCTTTAGTTGCAAAAGTTCCCGCGACAGGTCATGTTCTGCATGCTATTGATTGGGCAGGTATCGAATTAGAAAAAGACTCAACGGGTCGCCATATTGTTGGTTCGCCAATTGGCGGGGCATTGGGTTCTTTATGGACGTTGCCAGTTGTCGAAACGACTATGCCTGAGTTTGTAGATAACTTCTTAACAGGTTCATTTAAATTTGGTGCTCAAATTTTTGACCGAGAAGATGCTCACATTGTTATTGCCAGTGAAAACAGCAATGACTTTGAATTAAATATGTTAACTGGTCGTTGTGAAGAGCGTCTTGCTTTAGCCGTTAAACGTCCACAAGCATTTGTAAAAGGTAAATTTTCCGAAATTATGGCCCCTCCAGCAGGTGGTTAATATTTAATAAAAGCAGCTTTAGGGCTGCTTTTTTCTTGTTTTATTCAGATTTTAGGAAATTTTATTCAAAAATCTGCATTTTTCTTCATATTTAGGACGTTTTTATGAGTGACTACATAACGCTTGATTTGGCGAAATCTCACTTACGTGTATTGCATACACGTGATGATGCATACATTGAGTTACTGATCAAAGCGGCTTTAAAAGCAGTGAATAACTTTATTGATAGAAGTTTTGAGGACGTACAAGCAAAGTGGAGTATTCCACCTGGTGAACTACCTGAAGATTTAGTTTTTGCAGCCTTATTGATTATCGGAGATATGTATCAAAACCGTGCTGCTCAATCAGAAGCAGCCTTACATGTAAATATTGCATGTGAGCGTTTAATGTCATCGTATAAAAAAATGGGAACTTAACCATGCATGAAAAATTTGAAGCCTGGATAAAGGCCCAGCCGTTTTACACAAAGCTGATTTATATACATGGTGAACGTCTCTTTATTCATGACAACGGTGAATATCAAGTTTTTGCAATCGAAGTTGCCTATCAAGCTTGGTTGGTTTAAGGGGGGGATTCATGCAAGCTGGAATTTTAGATACATGTTTTGAAGTTTTGAAGCGGACAGAGCAAAAAAATTCTGCTGGGCAAACTAAATTTGAGTGGTCTGTGATTGGTCGCTTTTATGGAGGTGTAAAACCTGTAAGTGTTCAATCATTTGTGCAGTCAAGCATGCAGGGTTCAGCATTAGTTGCAAGGATTGTAATGCGCCCTGATGATTTCCCTGAAATTTCTGCGGTGTATTTAATCCGTGATGTTGATACACAGAAACTTTATAAAATTGATGGCGTATTGCCTGTTAGTAAATCACGCCAAGCTTTGATGTGCAGTTTAGGAAAACTTACCTAATGGAATTTGATTTCAAGATAGAGGGGTTGTCCGAACTTACCGAGCAACTCAGAAGTCTTGAAAAGTTAGGTAAACAAAAACAACTTACTCAAAATGCACTGTTCTATGCCTCTCAACCTATTTTTGATGATATTAAGGCCCGTGCTCCACGTGCTGAAAAGGCATATTACAGATATTACCGTGGTTCATTAAGACAACGTTTACGTGGTAATCCAAAAAAATCAAGAAAACTTAAGCGCCCAGGAACATTAAGAAGAAGTATCGCTAGAAAACGGATACGGGTAGATAGTGGGGTTGCTATAGGTATTTATATTAAACCAAAAGCTTTTTATTACAGATTCATTGAAAGAGGCACGCCAACAATACCTGCAATTCCTTTTATTTTACCTGCTTATGAGCATTTTAAGGAAGCTGCCGTTGAGCGTTTCCGATTGAGATATGGAGAGTATGTTCAAGCTGCATTTGAGCGCAAACAAATACGCATAGAACAGGAATTTGATGATGCTCGCGAGTGAAATTATTTATCAAACAATTGGCCCATTATTCAATGACCAAGTCGCACCAGCACCAATTTCTCCAGGAATGGAAATTCATGGAACATATATTACTTTTCAAACACTTACTGGAAACCCGTTAAATACTGTCAAAACTTGGACTGGATATGACCAGTTGCGAGTTCAAATCAATATTCACAATGCGGATAAGGTCCAGTGCGAGAAAGATGCAGCACGTGTAAAGCGTGCTTTAGTAGATCAAAAATTATCGTCATGCAGTTTGGTGGGTGACAGTGATGGTGGTTTTGATGATGAAACACAACTGTTTCAGCAACAAGTAGATATTTTAATCTGGCAAATCGCCGAGGAGTAAGACATGGCTGATAAGGCTTTAATTGATTCTCAAGGGATCACAATTTCTTATAAGTTACCTTCTGAACAAAATTTTTCAGAATTACTTGAAGTAACTGATAGTCCTTTGCCAACAAAAAAACGTGAGGTTGACGACATCACCACTGTTAAATCAACGCATAAAGAAACTATTGCTGCTGGTGTAATTAGTGCTGATGATTTGGCTTACGAATTATTAATGGTATCTGGCAGTACACAACAAGCAACTTTAGGTGCCTATTTTGAAGATGGTCAAATGATCGATTGGAAAGTTGTTTTACCAGATGAAGCTGCAACAACTTATACATATCAAGGCACTATTACTGAGCTTTCGCCAGTTCGTGCTGCCAACAAGAAAAACCGTTTCAAATTGACAATTGCTGTCAATGGAAAAGTTACCACAACAACTACCCCTTAATACATAAGCCCGCTTAGCGGGCTTTATTCTTAATAGGAAAATGAAACATGACAAGTAAGACAGTAGCAGTTGGATTGGCGGCGGCATTTTTAGCAGTTGCTGAAAATAAAGATTTCATTGTTGATGAAGTAGAAGGTCTTGGCCGTATTGGACTTAAGCGCTTAAGCCTTGAAGATCGTGATGCATGGGTTACAGCAGAAAACGATTCCATTCCTATTATTATTAAGGGTTCAGTCTGTGATCCAGAAACAGGAGAGCTTTCTCTTAAAGAATTAACTAATGATCAGATTAAAAAAATACCTGGTCATATTGCTGATGAATTACTTAAAAAAATTTATAAGCACAATGGCATTAAAACGATGGCTGAAATTAATGCTGAGCGTGAAGCGGGTAAAGAACCAGAACAGCTAAAAAACTAAAAAGCCGACCCGATCTAAAATTTAGATTTCAATTAGCTCTACGTTTGGGTCGGACGGTCGGCGAATTAGAAAGGACCATGACATATCATGAATATCAATATTGGCAGGCATTTAATATTTTAGAGCCTATTGGAATGCAACGTGAAAACGTATTCCAAGCGAATATTGCTAAAACAGTGTTTGATGTGAATTGTCCTGATAATGGGTTTAGTTTATCGGACTTTCTATTATTTCAGCATCATCATGAACGAACTGTTGAAGATGTGATGGATGATATTAAGGCAAGAATGGCATTATTTAGCTAGTTATTTGCTTTGGTTGTTTAATATTGTTTATATTCTAATCTCTTATTATTAATTGGTTAGAAACGTGAAATTAACTTTAGCAATTTTATGCTGTTTTTTTTCAACTCTTATTTTTGCAAAACCTGTTAATCCTGTAAGTGCTGAATCGCATGAAAAAAATTGCCGTATGTTAATGGAAATGGCAGAAGGGGTTATGGAGGCTAAGCAAAATGGTATGTCATTGAGCCAAGCTCTTAACATTAATGACGAAACACAGGAAAAGTTGAAAAATAAATCGATGCATAAACTTATGCAATTGATAATTATTGATGCATATAAGCAGCCAAGTTATTCAACTCCATCAATTAAGAAAGAGCAATTAAATGAGTTTTCTGCGAAATATTATTTAGGTTGTTCGGAAATGTATCGGTAAAACAAACTCTTTGAATCATGCCACCTTCGGGTGGCTTTTTTTTGTCATAAGGGAAATAAAATGGCAGATGATCTTTTAAAGCGTGTTGAGATTTTGCTGGAAGCTAATACTGCAAAATTTGAAACGGGTATGGCGAAGGCTGAGAAGATTGCACAAAACTCTGCCAATACTATGACCAAAGGCTATGATAGCGTTAAAAGTGAGGTTAAACGAACTCAAGCTCAGGTCGATGATTTTTCACGAACTCTGGAACGCCAAGACCGTCAAATTTCTATGATGGCGAAAAGCTATACCCTTTTAGCATCTTCTGTTAAGTCGGTTGTAGCTGGAGTCTCGATAAATGAAATAATTGGAAAATCTGATGAATATATTTCGCTTAATAACCGTCTAAAATTAGTAACTCAGTCGCAAACAGAACTTGCAGAAGCATCTGCATCTACATTTAATATTGCTCAAAAAACTGGTGCTGCATGGGATGGTGTTGCAGATATTTATTCAAAATTTTCTGCAAATTCAAAAACTTTAAATATTGATCAAAAAGAAACTGCCCGTTTAACTGAAACTGTAGCCAAAGCAACTGCAATGAGTGGTTCAAGCGCTTCAGCAGCTCAAGATGCATTAACTCAGTTCGGCCAAGCATTGGCAAGTAATAAATTACAGGCTGAAGAGTTCAACTCAATGAACGATAATGCCTCTGGTGTACTTGATGCTATGGCACGGGGATTAGGTAAAACTCGTGGCGAGCTTCGACAAATGATGCTTCAAGGTGAGTTAACCGGAGATGTTATTGTTAAATCTTTGCTTAAAGCAGGGGATAGTGTAGATCAGTTATACAACAAAACTGATAAAACTGTTGGGCAAGCGTTTACTAAGTTAAACAATGAATTAATTAAGTTTGTTGGTGAAGCATCAAAAAGTTCTGGTGCATCGGCTGTTTTAGTAGATGGTATAAGCTCTCTTGCAGATAACTTAGATAAAACGACTGATGTTCTTATGGTTGGGGCTGCTTTTTACGCAGGAACTTATATCCCATCTATTTACAATTCAGTTGTTGCTGGTTATGCAAAAACAAAGCAATTAATTGAACAAACTGCTGTTCAAATTACAGCGACTAATATGGAAAAAGCAGCAGCTTTGGCTGATGTCGCAAAAGCTCAAAGTACTCTAACATTGATTGCTGCTGAAAAGGCTTTAGAAATTGAACGTTTAAAAGCTCAAATTTCATCACAAGTTCGAATGGCAACTGTTACCCGTATGGCTGAGCTTAAAAAGCTGGAGTCGGTTGTAACAAATGAATTAGCAGTTGCTCAGTCAAGATTAAACGCAGTTCAAAGTGCTTCAATAGGGGTTGGACGAAGTTTATTGGGCATCCTAGGTGGTCCAGTAGGTTTGGGTTTAACCGTTGCTGGTGTGGCCGCTTCATATTTACTTCTAAAAGATAGTTCATCAAGTACGGTTGAGTCCCTTGATCTTCAAAAACAATCTGTAGATGAACTTAGAGATAAATATGAAAAATTAAGTGTTGCTCAGAAAAATACAACATTGCATGAACTCAAAAAGCAAGTTGATGAATTAAGAGTTTCTTATACTGTTGCTGGCTCTAACTTAAGTGCTTTTGTAGAAGCAATTCCAATCTCAGACGAAAAAATCGATACCGTCCGTAAGCTTTATAACGCTTATAGCAGTGGTGCGTTATCATCTGATGATTTTAATAAATCAATCCAAAAGCTTAATTTTTTAACAGATGAACAGAAGTTAAAAATCAATGAGCTATCAGTCAGTTATGATCAAAGTAAGGTTGCGTATAACAATGCAAAAACGGCTCGTGATGCATTAGTAGATACTACCCCAAAAGCAGTACAAGCTCATAACGGTGAAGCTGAAGCTATTCGACAAAAGAATATTGAGCTTCAGAAAACTAAAGAACTTCATGCAAGTGCGGCTAAGGAAAACTTAAAGAATCAGTATTTTATTAATACTGTTAAAGCAAGTGGTAGTAATCAGAATGCTTTAGATTATGCAACATTTATGACCAAATTCCGTGAAGACAATAAAATTCCGTTTTCACAAAATTTGACTGCTGAGCAAAAGAAAATTGCTGATCATCAATTTGCATTGCAGCAAGAGGTTAAAAATCTCCAAGACAAGATTACTGAATCCGTTAAGGCTCAAACTAAAGAGTATGAAAAACAGCAGAAGTTACTTTCTGTTAATGCAACAGTTCAGGCAGCGGCAAAACAGTATAACTTTGCCAGTCTTGAGCAAAAAGCGGGGTTTCCATTGGGGACTCTGTCAGCCTTAATGATGCAGGAATCAAGAGGAAATCCTAAAGCTTATAATCCGGAGACTGGAGCAGCGGGTGCTTTTCAATTTTTACCTGCAACTGCAAAGCAGTATGGTGTTCAGGATCGTTACAATGTTCAACAGTCTGCTGAAGGTGCCATTAAATATCTTTCATATTTAATGAAATTTTTTAATGGTGATTTAGAGAAAACAATTCGTGCATATCATGCGGGTGAAGGTAATGTTCAAAAGAATACAAAAATTGGACCAGTTAATAATGAGTATTGGTCTAATTATAAAGCCCGCATTGCATTCTTAAATGGGGCAGGTGGTTCTACATCCAAAGATTTTGAAAAATATCTGCAAGATGAAACTAAAGCTGTCACCAAATCATTAGAGGATCAACAAGCTATTCGAGAGAGTTATTATAATTCTTGGGAAAAGCTAGAAAATGAACATAATGAAAAAGTTCAAAAAGTCCGTACAAATTTTGCGAATGATCCTAAAACCCGTGATTTACTTTTACAACGTGAAGATGAGCGATATGCCAAAGCCATTGAAGAGTGGATGCGTTATGAAGATAACCGTGTAAAAGAGGAGGTTAAGGCCAATCAAGAAATTATTGTATCAAGAGAATTGGCATTTGAAGCATTAAATGGCCCAAGAGGTCAAATTGCTGGCATGGCAGCAAACGCTACAGCTGAAGGGACCTTGGCACCAAAGCGGCTTGCAATGTGGAAACTTGAGTCTCAGCATCAAGAGGGTTATTCACAGTTAGGAGATTTGCTTACTCAAAGCCAAAAAGCCACCCTTGATGATCAGACTCTTTCCGATCAAGAACGCTATAAGCAATTAAATGATATTTATCATGAGTATCTTGAAACAAAGAAAGCTTTAGGTTTGCAGTATGCAAAAGAAGAGCAAGATTTAGTTAAGTCGCAACATCAAGAACAACTTAATCTTTGGGGTAACTTACTAGGCCAAGCACAAAACACCTGGTCTCAATTGACCCAATCGGTTAAAGATGCAAATGGTGAACAATCTGCTGCTTACAAAGCTATGTTTGTTATGCAACAAGCATTCTCTATTGCATCCACTCTTGTGGCTGCACATAGTGCGGCTGCTCAGGTAGCTGCTGATGCAACTATACCTTTCTTTAGTACCAAAATTGCTGCTTCTGAAGCAATGCTGGCAATGGGCTATGCGCAAGCGGGTATGATCGCGGCTCAAACAATCTCTGGTATTGCACATGGTGGTTTGGATTATGTTCCTTCTGAGTCTACTTATCTGTTAGATGAAGGTGAACGTGTTTTATCACCACGTCAAAACCAAGATTTAACCCGGTTTATGGCAAATCAACAATCGGGCGGTTCTGGGGTTAAAGTCACGATCAACAACTATGGGAATGATAAGGTTGAAACCTCACAAGATGCTGATGGCAACTTAATGGTGACAATTGGAAAAATGGTTGATCAAAGAGTAGATGCTGGTATTGCCAGAAACTTAAGGCAGGGTTATCCATTAGCTAATGCAATTAGAGGTAAATAATTTATGAGTGAACGTTTATTTATATGGGCTGAAAGCTTGGCTGAAAATTCGGGTACTCATAGTTTTAATACTTTGTCTTCAAAGTTTGGCGATGGGTATGAACAAAATGTATCGGTAGGAATAAATAACCGAAAAGGTTCGTGGAATTTTACAAGAACCGGTTCAGAAAGCTTAATAACTGAAATTAAGAATTTCTTAGATGACCATAAGGGTGCTGATTCATTTTATTGGCAATCGCCAATGGATGGTCGCATCCGTGTGAAAGCTGGAGACTATCAGTTAGTTGATCGTGGTTCAGGTACCTGGAAGATTTCCACAATATTTACCCAAGTCTTTTACCCTTAAATTTAAATCTCTTCAAAGCCCCTTTTTAGGGGCTTTTTTTATGCGAGTAAGAAAATGACCATTCAAACTGTAAATTTAGGTACGGCACCTACTGGTGCAGGTGGCGATACATTCCGCTCTACCGGCGCAAAAATGAATGAAAACTTTACAAACAACACTCATGCAGCTAGCCGATATGTGGGTACTGCTGCTGGGAATGTGATGGAAGTTGGTGCATTTGGTTTGGGAAAATCAATTCGACTTGGAACTCAAAAATTATCAACATTGAGGGGAGTTGGTAATGCTTTGTACTGGCAAAATAATGGAGCTAATATTTCAAGTGCTGGAGATTATCCCGATAGCAATTCGCAAGCAATTATTAATTTAGATCTTAACGATTCAACTGATGCTTGTGCACAATTAAGCATAACGCATAACTCTGATTTTTATATTAGATCTGTAAACTGGAATGTAAATACTTTTCAGCCATGGCGTAAAATCTTGTCATCAAAAAATACAACTGTGGATGCAAATGGTTTCATCAAGTCAGCATCTCCGGTTGTTAAGCTATTTGCAGATAAAATCGAACCTAATAATGAAGCTGCTGAACAATCTCTCTCATTTGAAAAGTTAGATGTTGGTCATTACTTGGTAAAAGGGTCTTCAGGATTTGCGAAAGAAGGTTGGTGGATTGAAATTCCGACTGATACGCATGGCAATAAGATTTGTGCAGTTGAATATCAAACTTTAGAAAATGGTGATCTTGAAATTAAGACATTCAAGAAAAAGCTAAATGAAGAAGGCGATATTGTTGCTAATCTTGATGCACCAATTGACATTCCGAATAATGCAAATGATGAGCCGCGCTGGATTGATATTCGTCTAAACACGGTTAAGAAAACGATTCTTATAAAAGTGCCACGTACTGAAAAGCAACCACGTATGGTTCAGCAAGTAAAGTATGCTCCGCAGCTAACTTACATCACTAAATATGAAGATTTATTTGATGATGAAGGAAAAGCTGTAATTGTGGATGGCAAGAACTATAAAAAGCCAGTAACTCATATTCAAACTGATCATAACGGTACGCCCATCTTAACGAATCAGCCTGTGATGAATGAAAAAGGTGAGCCCGTACTTGAGTGGGTACAAGCAGTTGATAGCGAAGGTAATCCTGTTTTTGACGATGTTCAAATTATAGATAAAGACGGAAACCCTATTTTTGATGAGGTAACACATGAGTCTGAATAGTGATTTCCAGAAGTTGTATGTAGATGGCCTTATTCATCTATTTGAATTAGATGCCAGCAGCTTAGGTGCTGGCATTTTACGTTTTCATGGGCATATTTCTTTTCAAGACTGGCAAAAAATTTATACGTCCATTGGTTCTGAAGGTTTAATTGGTGCCGACTCTGGCAGCATTGGAAAGATATTCGATGTTGGTGACCAGAAGGTATGGAACCGCAATATTATTTGGCAAGGGCAAGTTTTTGAACCGATGGCACTTGAGGTGTCTGGTCTTGAAATGCGAAGTGATGGTAAAGCTTCAGCGCCTACTTTAACTATGGCAAATAATATTAATGGTATTCAGCATGCTGTATCTGCTTATTGTCTTCAATTTAAAGACTTTGCAGGAGCGAAGCTGAAAGTTATTACTACTTTGGCCAAATATCTTGATGCTGAAAATTTTAGTTCAGGTAATCCTTCAGCTTCAAATGAGGCTAAGCAACAAATCTGGTTTATTGAACAGAAGACATCGGAAAATGCGCAACAAGTTACTTTTGAACTTTCGAACCCAATAGATTTTGAAGGTTTAAAAATCCCTGTTCGTCAAATTACTTCTTATTGTGGTTGGGAATACCGAAGTGAAGAGTGTGGTTACACAGGCGCAGCAATGTTTACTGAAAAAGATGAACCAACTGATAACCCGGCATTAGATCGTTGCTCTTACAGAATGTCAGGTTGTGAATGCCGATTTGGTAAAAATAAGCCTTTACCATTCGGTGGTTTTCCAGCATCCAGTATGGTGTGATGAAATATGGAACTTACAGCAAAACTTAAAAAAGCAATTATGGCTCATGCTGATGCATGTTATCCATTTGAATGCTGTGGGGTGATTGTTGATAAGCAATATATCCCTTGCCGTAATATTTCAAATCAACATGATCAATTTGAAATTCATCCTGAAGATTTAGCTATTGCAGAAGATCAAGGAAATATTGTTGCGTTCGTACATAGTCATCCAGATGGAACAACTCGTGCATCTGAGCTTGATTTAGTGCAGATAGAACTGCATAAAAAGCCATGGGTTATTTGTTCTTATCCAGAATTAGATTTTTGTGTCTACGAGCCAAAAGGTTATAAACCTCCACTCGTTGGCCGAAATTATTTCCACGGATGGCAAGACTGTTATGCACTTATCCGCGACTTTTATATTCGTGAATTGGGCATAGAGCTTATAGATTTTAAACGTGATGATGCATGGTGGGAAGATAAAGACCATCCATCACTCTACCTTGAAAATTACGAAAAAGCAGGTTTCTTTGAAGTTGATAAACCACAATATGGCGATATGTTGGTTTGTCGGGTTGGACGTACAGAGCATCCAAATCATGCAGTTATATGGTTGGGTACTAATGGTGTTCTTAAATCTGAAAAAACTGAAACCTGTATAGGGTCATCTTTAATTTTGCATCATCCATATAACCGGAAGTCTGTACGTGAAATCTACGGCCAACAATGGCATGAACGAACTGTGAAAATTTTGAGGCATAGAGATGTTAAAAACAATTAAGCTTTATGGGATTCTAGGCCAAAAGTTTGGCCGTGAATTTAAGCTCGATGTTGAAAATACTCGTGAAGCTGTGAGGGCGCTTGCCGTACAGTTATCAGGTTTTGAAAGTTTTATGATGCATGCCCATGAACATGGATTGGCTTTTGCCATTTTTCTGAAAGGGAAAAATACAAGTAATAGACGTGGTAGAAAGAAACCAACTATTTACGACCATCAAACTAAACGAATTATTTCCGGCGAAAATATTGGCGAAGAGCAACTTGATATGAAAACCGATGCAGAAATTATTCATATCGTACCTCGTGTAATTGGTGCTGGTGGTAATAATGGGGTTTTGCAAGTTGTACTTGGCATTGTGATGATGGTAGTTGGATATTTCACATTCGGTGCTACATCAACTGTTGGTGCCGCTTTAATTGCTTCTGGTTTCGGTATGACGGTTGGAGGTGTGGCATCTATGCTCATGCCAAAAATTGATACGATACAAAATCAAAATCAGGATGGAAATAGAGCAAACAAGGGTTTTGGTAGTGCGGTTACTACAGCTGCTCAAGGTTATCCTGTACCAATCCTTTATGGCCGTAGAGAAGTGGGTGGTTTTGTTCTGAGCGCTGGTCAATATCCAGAAGATCAGATGTAATTTTTAAGTTAGTTATAGGCGCTTTGAGCGCCTTTTTTATTGCGTGAGATTTGATATGGCGATGGTAAAAGGCGCAAAAAAGGGAAATCAGCAACCTAGACAGCCTGTTGTGGCACCGGATTCAGCGCAATCAAAAACCTATATTAAAGAATTGATTGGCTTATCTGAAGGTGAAGTTGAGGGATTAGCAAATGGGTATCAGTCAATTCTTTTAGATGAAACTCCATTACAAGATGAGAATGGGGGTAAAAACTTTGAAAATGTATCTGTTAATTTTAGACCTGGCACGAATGACCAAGAATATATTGAAGGTTTCCCAGCAGTAGAAAATGAAATTCCAATCGATGTGGAGCTTAAATCATCAACGCCATGGGTACGTTCATTTAATAATCTTGACCTTGATGCAATTCGGGTGAGATTACGCTGGGGGCCACTACGAACTCAAAACCCAACAAATGGTGATGTTACTGGATTTACGATTGAGTATGCAGTTGATCTTCAAACTGATGGTGGTGCTTGGGGGGAAGTGTTAAGAGCTAAAATCTCTGATAAAACCTCTATCAATTATGAGCGTGATCACCGAATCGATTTACCAGATTCAACATCTGGTTGGCTTATCCGTGTACGCCGAATTACACCTAATTCATCATCTGAATATATCAGCGATAAAATGTATGTTGCTGCTGCTATTGAAGTTATAGATGCAAAATTACGTTATCCAAATACTGCATTAGTTTCTTTGCAATACGATGCTGAAACATTTGGTGGATCAGTTGCAAAACTTGCGGTTGATTTAAAAGGCGTAAAAATTAAAGTACCTACAAACTACAATGCCGATACACGTGAATACATCGGGTTTTGGGATGGTACTTTTAAACGAGCTTATTCGAATAACCCAGCTTGGATTTATTACGATCTCTGTACGTCAAAGCGTTATGGTATTGGCGAACGTATCACTGAATCAATGCTTGATAAATGGTCTTTATACCGTTTAGCTCAATATTGTGATGAATTAGTTCCAGATGGTTTGGGGGGTCAAGAACCACGTTTTACTTGCAATATTTATCTTCAAAGTGCTGAGGATGCTTATAGCATTCTAAGTAAACTTGCTGGTGTGTTTAGAGCTATTTCTTATTGGGATGGCGATAATATTGTTTGTGATGCAGATATTCCACAAGACACACTTTTTACTTATACACGTGCAAATATTATTGGAGAGCCAGAGTATAACGGTACTCGCGCACGTGATCGTCATAACGCTGTAAAAGTTGCATGGGATAACCCAGCTAATCATTACAAAACAGAGTATGAATTTGTTCGCGATGAAAAAGCGATTTCAGAAATGCGGCAAGTTCGTTTGCTCGATCTTAATGCCTGGGGTTGTACCTCACGTGGACAAGCTCAGAGGGCTGGGCATTGGGCATTAAAGTCTGAACAACTTGAAACACGTATTGTGACACTTAAAGTGGGTTTAGATGGTTATATTCCATCACCTGGCAAAGTTATTGAGCTTGCTGATAGCCTTTTTGCTGGCCGAGCAAATGGTGGGCGTATTTCATCGGTTTCAGCAGATCGTAAAAGCATAACATTAGATCGTGATGATGTTGTTGCTGTGGCTGGGGATCGTCTTGTAATTAATGGTGAAAATGGTAAAGCTCAAACTCGTATCATTCAATCAATTTCAGGGCGAGTTGTCACTGTTAATTTAGCTTTTGATGAAAACTCTATTGCTGCTCAAAATGTTTGGGTTATTGACGCTCAGGACCTGGCAACACTTAAATTTAGAGTTTTGTCTGTAGTTCAAGATGAAGACCACCAGTTCACGATTACAGCGGTAGAGTACAATCAGAATAAGTTTGATGCGATTGATAAAGGTGCTCATTACATCGATGTACCGATCTCAATTGTTAATCCCAATATTCAAGAACCTGTTTCAAATATTGCGATTACAAGCGAGGATCGAATTGATCAAGGGATTAATATTGCAACTATGGTTGTGTCTTGGACGCAAGCAAAAGGTGCGGTTAAGTATCTAGTCGAATGGCGAAAAGATGACGGTAGCTGGATTAAGCTTCCAGTTACTGGCAATAATTCAATTGAGGTATCGGGTATTTATGCAGGTAACTATCAAGCGAAAGTTACAGCAATTAATGTCTCTGATATTTCATCATTGCCAGCATATTCAACACTTACAAAGTTAGTTGGCAAGCAAGGTTTACCGCCTGCTTTAGCATTCATACAAGCAACAGGTATTTTGTTTGGTATGCGGCTAAATTGGGGCTTTCCTTCAACTGGAGCATTGGATACTGCTTATACAGAAATCCAAGTTTCGCCAGATGGGAAAAGCAATATTGCCCAATTGGGGTTATTTGCTTATCCAACAACTACACATACTTTACAGGGTTTACAGCCAAATTTAACCCAATATTATCGTGGTCGCTTGATTGACCGGATCGGTAATATTGGCCCTTGGTCTGATTGGACAAGTGCTACAACTTCTGCTGATGCTTCAGAAATCTTAGATATGTTGGAAGGTAAAATTTCTGAAACAGAGCTAAGCCAAGACTTGCAAACTAAGATCGATCATATTGAAAATATTGATGCTCAAATTCCGGGTATTCTACAAGATATTAAAAATACGAAAGATCAAATAGCGCAGGAAGTAAGAGACAGACAAGCGGAGGTTAAAGCAACCAAAGACCAGATTGAGCAAGAAGTCATTGACCGCCAAAACGCTATACAACAAGCCAAAGATGGTTTATCGCAGCAAATTAAAGATGGTGATAAAGGTGTTCTTGAAGTTGTAGAAACGGTTAAGAAATCAAGTGAAGATGGTCTTGCAGCAGTTCAGCAAGACATTAAAGTTGTTGCGAATGATCTTTCACTTGTTGCTGAAAAAACCGATGGCGTTTATGCACAGCTTAATCCTCCATTGATAGGCTCTGAATCAGATTTGATCGGTAATGATCAAGGCTTTGCAGGCACATGGTCTGTTCAATCAGCAATAATTGAAGGTGATCTTGCACTAAGTAAACGCATTGATACGACAGTTGTTGAAGTTGATGATTTACGTGCTTATGCGCGACAAGAGGTCGAAGCACGAATTGAGGGTGATGAGGTAACAGTTCAAAAGATTGATACTTATATTGCTAGTAATGATACTGCTTTAGCCACTGTGCGTGAATCTGCGAAAACAGCAGTTGAACAGTCAGCAGCGAATGCCGAGTCAATTAAATTAATTAACATTGCTTTAGAAGACACGGTAAGTACCGGTGCGCTTGACCAAGTTAAATCTGACGTCAAGGAAGTTGATAAGAAAATCATTGCTCAAACAACCAGAATTGATGGTGTTTACGCTCAACTCAATCCGCCTTTGATTGGATCAGATTCTGATCTTATTGGCAACGATGGTGGTTATGCTGGCGTTTGGTCTGAACAGTCTGCACGTATTGAAGGTGATCTTGCTGTAAGTAAGCGAGTTGATTCGACCAATGCAGAATTGGGTAATTTACAAGCTTATGCGCGACAAGAGGTCGAAGCACGAATTGAAGGCGACAAAGCAACAATTCAAAAGATTGATGCTTACATTGCTAGTAATGACAATGCTCTGGCAGTTGTTCGAGATACTGCAAAAATTGGTGTTGATCAATCGTCAGCAAACATTGAAGCTATCAAGAATATCAATCTCGAATTAAAAGATAAGGCTAGTACAGGTGACATTGTTCAAGTTAAGTCTGATATTAATGAGGTTGATAAAAAGATTACAGCTCAAACAATCAGGCTTGATGGCGTATATGCGCAAATCAATCCACCGTTGATTGGCTCTGAATCTGACTTGATCGGTAATGATGGCGGTTATGCTGGGGTCTGGTCTGAGCAATCAGCACGTATTGAAAGTGATCTTGCGCAAGCTATTCGTACCGACACTGTTCAAACTGACTTGAACGGCAATAAAGCTGCTGTTCAAGAGGTGACTAAGTCAGTCAATGGGTTGTATGCACAAAAGTTCATTAAGCTTGATGTTAACGGAAAGCTTGCGGGCTGGGGTGGTGCAAACGATGGTATTGAATCACAGTTTATTTTTAACTTTGATTCAATTGCTATTGGAAATGGTAATAATGGTGCTGTTTCATATCCATTTAACTTCCGAACTACTTCTTATGTAGACCCTATAACTGGCACTATTTTCCCTATGGGTGCCTACTTGAAAGCAGCATTTATGGATTATCAATCCGTTGATACATCTCATATTAAAGACTTGGCGGTACAGCGCGGTAAAATCGATAACTTAGCTGTCACAACGGCAAAGATTGATAATTTAGCTGTTACAGGGGCAAAAATTGCTGATCTTGCAGTTGATACACTTAAGATCAAAGATAATGCGGTAACTGTTCCAGTATCTGCATTTGCTGAAACTTCAGTTGGTGTTGATACTGAATATGTGACTATTCAGACCTTAAACGTGCCTTCTGACATGGGGCATACAGTTTTAACCTTTGGCGCTGTATTTAGTTTCACTGGCTATAGTCAAAAACAGCAAGTTTATTGTCGAGTTCTCAAAAATGATCAAGTAGTTTTTGAGGATCTGGAAGTTCATTTCATTGAGCATACTTCAGTAGCATCTATTACAGATGCTAATGGTTCGCATAATCACAATGGTTCAACTGTTAGTGTCTCAGGTAGTACTGGGCAAGATGGCTCACATAGTCATAGCTTCAGTGTCTCTGGTACAACAGGCTCTACAAATGCGGGGGGTACATTCCACAACCACTCATTTAGCTCAAACGGCAATACGAACAACAGTGGTTCGCATAGTCATAGCGTCAATTTGAGTGGCAACATAGCAATGTCTGAAGGTGGTGAACATAAGCACAATATTTCTGTGACCGGTAGTTCAAGAAGTGCGGGAACACTTAATATTTCAAGACATGATTCAACAGGGATTTTTGGCACATATAAGCTACAGCTTAGAGTGGTCGCTGGTGGTTCTATGAATGTGTCGCAACGTTATATTCATGCAATGACGATGAGGAAGTAATGGCATATTTTGCAGTTTATGAAGTTGAAACAGGTGAAATACAGAATTTAATTGAATGCCCTGAATTTCTAGCTGAAACAATTCATCTAGAAGAGGGGCAACAATTTTTAGAAGTAGATCACCAGGTGTCAGCAAATAAATACTTGGTCAAAAATGATGAGTTAGTCTTAAAGGAGTAATTCAAAAAATTATTTAAAGCACCCATTCGGGTGCTTTTTTATTGCCAGTTTCTGGAGAAATGGGTATGGCAGAACCAGCAACATCAACAAGCACAGCAACTTATGGTTTAGCAACAAATGTGGCAGGGGGTACGATGGCATTACTTGGCGGTCTTTCAACAACTGAATGGATGGCGGTCTTAGGTGGGGTGTGTGCTGTACTTGGTTTAATTGTTCAAGCAATTGCTGCTTATCGAAAAGATCAGCGTGATGAAGAACTGCAAAAGAAATTAATGGGTGAAGATAGTCATGACAAACAAGACTAAACTTTTCGTAATTGGTTCAACTCTAACCGCCTCGATGGGCGGTTTTTTTATTTTTGGGCCTAGTGATCAGCAAGTTCAGGCTACGGCCGCAAAAGAAGGTTATACAGCTAAACCGATCATCCCGGTTAAGGGTGACCGTCCGACTATTGGCAATGGCACCACATTCTACCCAGATGGCCGTGCCGTAAAAATGAATGATCAAGCAATCACACGTAAACAGGCTTTTGAGTATCTGAAATTCACAATGAATAAAGATGCTCAACCGTTCAATAAAACATTGCTGAATATTCCAATTTCACAAGCTGAATATGATCTTTACCTAGATTTTACTTATCAATATGGAATTGGTGCCTGGTCAGGTTCATCCATGCTGAAAAATCTAAAAATTGGAAAATATAAAGCCGCTTGTGAATCGTTATTGAAATGGAAATACGTCGCAAAGCGTGATTGTTCAATCCGTTCCAATGGTTGTTATGGGGTTTGGGTTCGCCAGGAAGAGCGCTATCAAAAATGCATGGGGGCTAATTCATGACTTGGATTTTATTAAATAAACGATGGTCTTTAATTATCCTCTTGACGGTTCTTTATTTCATCCAAATTGGATACACCAATTACCTGGCGGGAAAGTTAAAACAAGCCGACCAGCAATGCATAGCCCAAATACAAGATATTGAGCGTAAGCAGGTAAAAGCACTTGCTGAAGCACAAAATGAGCTAAATAAAGTGAGTGCCGATTATGAGCAATATAAATCAGAGCAACGTACAAAAGTCGAATATGTTGAGCGTGAAGTGCAAAAGATCGTTGAACGTCCTATTTATAAGTCTGCTTGTATTGACGCTGATGGCATGCAGCAAATCAACGATCTTATCAAAGCCGGTAATACCAGCTAACCTAATGCAACCATGCCCTAATTTGAATGAATTAGCTGGCACAACGGGCAAAGATTGGATGATTTGGTCTGTTGATACTGTATCTAAATATAATGATTGTAAAGCCCGTCATGGTGGAGTTGTAAAAGCCCTCAATTGAGGGCTTTCATTCTTAATGCAAATAATTAACAAATTTTATAATTAAAAATTACTTTAAAGGTATAAATGCATGTGCTATAAGTTGTAAAACAATAAATAAGGAATAGAGGAATGTATGGTCAATAAAATTCGTCGAATTAATTGAAAAAAATTTAACCTAATTTTTAAACATGATGTATAATCGTCGTCCAAATTTTAACTTTTTGTAAAGATTCATTGAATTTTCACAAATAATAGCTATATACATAGTACGGGGTCAAATTTTGGACGAAGCCATTAAAGATATCTATTTGCGTGTTTTGAACATCGCAAATAAATTTTTATCTCAAAGTAAGATTGTATCACTCAATATTGAATACTTGAGTACCATTGACCCTAGTGCGCAGGAAGTCGCGAGTATTATGCAACAATTAGCTAATATTCTCGAAGATCTTGAGTGTGATGATCCTAATATTACTTTAAATGTACGCCAATGCATTTGGGTGATTGAAGGGATCGCAAATGCCATAGTGGCAGGTGAGTCTGGCGAAGAGCTTCAAAAGCTATACGCTATGCTCGAAAAACATGTAAATGTACCTGTGCCATTATAGATTTAAATTGACTGAGGAATGATCATGAAAAACTTTAAAGAAATCCGTCGTGACTATTTGATTAAAAAAGCAAACAAATTGTTAGATCGCGCAGATTTGTTGGTTGATCGTATTATTGCAAATGCGCACACCGCTGAAAAAGCAAAAACAGAAAAAGCTGCATAATTTTTCTGTATGAAGATTTAAAAACCGCTATTTTTAGCGGTTTTTACTTTTTATAGATATTAGTTATTTATTGTCAACATACCTTCAAACGTAAAATAATTATTAGATTTCAAGTTCTGAGACATCGACCACGATCGGTTTTGATACATACTCCCACCAAAACCCAGTTTGAACTTTCCGAATTTACCTTGTATCCCTTCAATCGCCTGCATCAAATTTTCTGTTTTTTCTAAGTCTCTATAATCGGTTAGTAAGTCATAAGTATAAGTGTGCTTGCTCTCCAGTGCAGTCAAAACTACCCCACATTTTTTAAAATCCACTCCAGGCTTATAAATATATTCCATCATTCTTGTTGTTGCTTTTACAAGCTTTCTGACATCGTCAGTAGGTACTGCAAAAGACTGAGATAATTCTTTTTTATAATATGGTTTATTCACATCAAATGGGCTTGAGTGAGCAAAGCCAATAATGCAGCCGCATAGAGCTTCATCTTTTCTAATGCGGGTGAATGCCTCTTGTGTACGTCGGGCAATAGCTTCTTTTAAGTCATCTTTATCAGTAATTTTTTGTTTAAACGCACGTGATGAAATAATTTGCTTTCGAGAGGGTGGCGTGTCTTCAATTTCAATGCAAGCAATGCCGTTTAACTCCAGCACTGTACGCTTCATAACCACACTGAACAATGATTCAATGTGATATGGATTTGACATCATAAGATCATAAACTTTGGTAATTCCCATTGCTTCAAGCTTTTTAGCATGCTGGCGGCCTACGCCCCAAACTTCAGAAACGCTGGTCTGTTTATAAAGTAAATCTCTTATATTGGTTGGGAATGATGTTAGGTTACAAATGCCGTCAAAGGTCGTATAGGTCTTTGCCAGGTGATTAGCCATTTTTGCTTCAGTTTTTGATCGGCCAATACCAACGCAAACAGGCAGACCGATCCATTGCCAAATTCGGGTTTTCATGAGCCTAGTATAAGCATCTAAATCATAGTGCTGTTTATATGCTGTGAGTTCTAAGAATGCTTCATCAATACTATAAGTCTCATGTTCTCTATCAGTAACAAACTGCTTTAAGATTGCATGAAATCTTTTGCTCATTTCAGCATAAACAGGGTAGTTGCTGGAGAGTACAGCTACATTATGTCGTTTTACTAAATCAATAATTTTAAATAAAGGGTCGCCCATTTTTATGCCAATGGCTTTAGCTTCTTGCGAACGTGCAACAGCACAACCATCGTTGTTCGATAAAACAATGACAGGTTTATTTATTAAATGTGGATTGAAAAAACGTTCTATACTTGCATAGCAGTTATTCACGTCCACCAAACAAAAAATTCGCGGTTTCATTTCAAAAATTGATTACGTAACAAAATCAAGTTTTATGGTAGAGATGAGGTCAAAAAAATTCAAATTTTAAAAATCTTTGGAAATCAGGGACGCGACAATTAAAGTCGCAATGCGAGATGCATTTGGTCGGAAATTCTACAATTCAAATCATGTATACGTGATAAAGATTAATTTAGTTATGACAGGTTTTTTGACAGGCATATCTCAAAGACAGTAAAATACAATTCAGGCAAGGGGGTGTAAGTTATTGATTTTTAAAGTCGGTAATTTAATAGTAATTGATAGTGTTTGATTGTTTCGGGTTCAACTCCCGTCATCTTTATTTTTTAGAAATGGGTACAGTTCAAACTATACCCAAAAAAATTAATAAACTATTAACCCGCTTCCTCTTCTTCAATTGTTTTCCTAATAGAATCATCTTGTTTTCGAAGATAGCTTTGAAAAATAGCAGCCTCAATCTCATCTTCTTCGCTTTTGATATTTCCTATGGCTAGTAATAATTTATCAATTGCATAAATCATTGTCTTAAACTCAAAATCATAATATGAATTATCATAACTTGGTGAGCTATCAATTATAGTTTTTAGCTTCTGAAGCCCTTCTTTATAAGATCTTAAAAGATCTTTTGCAAAATTAGTATCAACTCCTGATGTCTTATAAATTGCACTACCAGTTTTTTCTAATACATACAAAGATTCTGGGCCAATACAGTCAATCACAATTTTAGATTTTGAAAACAT